GACGTTTCAGTAGCTCTTTCAACTGAAATTTCAAATCGTGTAAGTGCAGTAAGTGGATTATCAACAGATGTTTCAACCGCTCTTTCAACTGAAATTTCAAATCGTGAAAGTGCAGTAAGCGGATTGTCAACAGATGTTTCAACCGCTCTTTCAACTGAAATTTCAAATCGTGAAAGTGCAGTAAGTGGTCTCTCAACAGATGTTTCAACCGCTCTTTCAACTGAAATTTCAAATCGTGCAAGTGCTGATAGTTCATTATCAACTCGTATTGATAATCTATCAATTACATCAGTTGCAAATGAAACATCAGTAAGCAAAGCAGGTGATGTTTGGACTGTTGGTCTTGCTTCTGATGTAAGTGTTGCTAGCAGCTTGACAGTTGGTGGAAAAGGTACTTTCAAGAATGTCAAGAACGTTCTTGATAGCGCTATATCTGCCGATGCTTCAGTACTTACTGCTATGGCAGCAACTCCAGGAGATTATAGTGGTCACTTCTTCTACCTCAAGGGTACACATGCTGACTTTGAACAAGGCAACAAATGGTACTTCTGCGAAGGTGAAGGTGCTGATGCTACTTGGTTCCCAAGTCCATTCTATGGACAATGATATAATAATTTTTAATTAAATTATTGACCGGCATCCTTCGGGGTGCCGGTTTTTTTTATTAAAATCACTATATATTTAGTTAAATCACTATTTTAGACCATATTTAGTGAATAGAAGCGAGAAATAAATGACTAAAGGTATAAGTGTAGTAAGTGGTAGTACACAAATACATAAACTTTTAAATGATGGAACTGTAAGTTTAAGTGGTTCTGTACAAATAACCGGTTCTTTATTACCAGAAGGCGATGCAGCCAGAACTATTGGTTCAGCAACAAATAGATGGGCTGATGTGTATGCCCAACAAACAACCGTAGGTGCTGTTTTCGAAACAGGATTAACAACAGATAATTTGGGTGAGTATCCCACCGGTACTGTTGTTATTTGGGAAAACAGTAAAGCAGTTCCTTGTGTGATAGAAGAAGATAAAAGAGTGATTGGCGTCACACTACACAGTAAAAATCAGCCAATAATATTAGGCGCTGAACATGTTTTAGTTACGGGAAAAGTAAAATCAGGTGATTGGATTGTTACAAGTTCCAAATTAGGACATGGAAAATCAGCAAAAATAAAAAATTTATTAGGTATAAAAAGAGATTTATTTGGTAAAGTAATAGCACAAGCGTTAGAAGATGCAGATGGAGATAGTAATTTAATTAAATGTTTTATAAACAAACTATAGTTTTGAGCATATTTGTGGTATGTTGATAAAAATAAAACTATTTAATTGAGTAAAAGTGTATTTTCAGGAGTATTTTTAATGAGTAGTTCAAAACTATTAGAGCAAGCCATAGTAGATGCTCAAGCCCTAAGAGATTCAGCCTTTAAAAGCGCACAAGCAACTTTGTTAGAAAAATTTGCTCCACAAGTTAAAGAAGCGGTGGAAAAATTACTAGAACAAGACGAAGAACCAGGAGCCGATACTCCTTCTCCAAGTGATGCTTTAGCTGGTGGCGATTCTAATGCTCCTCTAACAGATTTTGGCGGTGCTCCTCCAGATGAATCAAATAAAGGTTATGTTGCTGGTGCAGCAAAAGATATACCTTTAGCTGCTACTGATGGTGAAAAATTATGCCCATGTCCAGATGACGATGAAGAAGTTGAAGTAAATATAAATCTTGCTGATCTTGCTGATGCACTACAAATAGGTGATAAAGAAGAAGAAACAGATATGTCTCCACAAATGACCGGTATGATGAATCAACCTCCTGCTTCTGGTGGTGCTGGTGGACCATCACCAATGATGGAATCAATTGAATTAGATGAAGATTTATTAGATGAAGAAATGGATGAAGATTTTGCAGGTCCGCAAGGTGATACAAATATGACTTTAGAAGAAGATGAACTAACGGAAGTTAGTTTAGACGAAGTTCTCTCAGAAGAAAAAGAAGAAGACGAAGACGAAGAATCGGAAGATGAAGAAGAATCCGACGAAGACGATGAAGAAGAATCCGACGAAGACGATGAAGAAGAAAACGAAGAAGACGAAGAAGATGAAGAATTAGATAAAGAAAAAGCAGATCTAGACGGTGACGGTATACTTACACCATATGAAAAAACACGCGGCAAAGCAACTCAAGCCGCAATAAAAAAACACAAAGAAAAAACAAACGAATCAAAAACAAAACAATTGTTGCAAGCATCTGCACAATTATTAAAAGAACATCAAAATTCCATGAAATTAATAGAAAAGAAAGATGCAAGAATTCAAAAACTCTTGGAAGAAAACAATAAGTTGTCTTCCACAGTAGAAGATATGTCAGTCGCATTTAAGAAACTTGAAGAAGTTAATACTTTAAATGCACGTCTCTTTTACGAAAATCAGGTCTTGAAAAGCGCCTCCTTGAATGAGCGACAAAAAATAAATATTGTCGAAGCTATTTCCAAGGCTGATTCCGTCAGTGAAGCAAAAACGGTTTATGAAACACTAATCAATTCGGTGGGTGGTTCTCAAAGAGAAGAACGTGTACCAAAATCACTGAATGAAGCTATTAGTAAAAAGAGTTCATTCCGTCTGCCTCACAAACAAACAGAACAGCCAAACGATCCAAATAAAGATCGTTGGTTAAAATTAGCCGGTATTAAATAATACCAATTATATTCACAGGAGTTATAAAATGTCAGTTATTAAAAAATTAACAGAAGGTGTGGTTAAGCGTGACCTCGAAAAAGAAGGTGGCGCATTAATGAGTAAATGGTCAGATACAGGTCTATTAGAAGGTATTGGTGATGACCGCGCCAAGGCTTCAATGGCCCGTCTATTAGAAAATCAGGCTCAGGAATTACTTCGTGAAGCCAACACAATGTCAGGAGGTGATGTTGAAGGCTTTGCTGCCGTTGCGTTCCCAATAGTACGCCGTGTATTCGGTTCACTAATTGCGAATGAACTCGTTAGTGTACAACCAATGAGTTTACCAAGCGGTCTAATCTTCTTCCTCGACTTCACATTCGAACGTGATCGTGGTGCAAATCTACAAGGCAAATCACTATTCGGTGGTGGCGTTGTTGCTTCACAATTAACCGGCGGTGTAAGTCTCTCAGGTGTTAATGCTGAAAATTCACTTCGCGCATTAAACAACGGTTACTCACTTCCAACTGGTTCAAAATCAGAAACATTAACAGCTCTACTTTCAGGTACAGTTGGTGGTAATACTGCTCTTGATAAACTAGTACGTTTTGATCCAGATCTCGTATCAGGTTCAGCCGTAGTTGTTTGTGCCGTAACTGAAAGTGCAACACTACTAAATCGCCTTGATCGTGAAAACTTAATTGTTATTTCAGTTTCAGGCACAAATGGTCAACGTGATGTTCAAGTTCGTCGCTTAACACAGTATAGTGGTTCAACAAAGAACGTTCTATTACTTGCATTCAACGATCCAGCAGTAACTAACCCAGCCACCCTTGCAGCAACCGTCACCGGTAGTGCTGTCACAGTAAGTTGGCCAATTAAAGACGAACTAACTAATTCAAGTACCATCGGTGCTGTTGTACCAGCTGGTATTGATCTAGGCGTCAATCAGTCAATCACTCTTGAAGGTGAATCAAACATTCCAGAAATTGACATCAAAGTTGACAGTGTTGCTGTAACTGCTAAAACACGCAAGCTCAAAGCTAAGTGGACACCAGAACTCGGTCAAGATCTAAATGCTTATCACAATCTTGATGCCGAAGTTGAACTCACAAGTATCCTATCAGAACAAATTGGTCTAGAAATCGACCAAGAAATGTTAGGTGAACTTGTCCGTGGTGCAACCGCTGCAACACTATATTGGTCACGCCGTCCAGGTAAATTCGTTGAGCGTACAACCGGTCAACCAATTGCCAGTGGTGTTGCCGATCTAAATGGTGCTGACTTCACCGGTAATGTTAGTATGTGGTACGAAACCCTCGTTGAAACCATCAACGATGTAAGTGCTGCAATCCACCGTAAGACTCTTCGTGGTGGTGCAAACTTCGTTGTTTGCGGACCAGAAGTAGCCAATATCCTTGAATTCACAAGTGGCTTCCGTGCAAACGTAGTCCATGATGACGCCAAGGGTACAATCGGCGCAGTCAAAGCCGGTTCACTAAGTAAGAAATGGGATGTATTCGTTGATCCATACTTCCCACGTAACGTTGTTCTTGTAGGTCGTAAGGGCAGTAGCTTCCTCGAAAGTGGATTCGTATATGCTCCATACGTCCCACTCCAGGTTACACCAACCATCTTTGGTACTGAAGATTTCGTACCACGTAAGGGTGTTATGACCCGCTACGCCAAGAAGATGGTACGCCCAGATCTTTACGGCCTCGTTGTCGTACAAGATCTACTCGGCTGATAAGTAGTGAGTGGTTAATAGAGAGCCCGCCATTTCTGGCGGGCTTCTTTTTTTGCAGAAACTAGTTATAGAGTATGTTTTTTAATAAAAATTCAACAACCGGTATTTTATTTTCTCGAGAATTACAAATAGTAACAGATGGACTAATATTACATCTGGATGCACAAAATGCATCGTCTTATCCGGGAAGTGGAACAGATTGGTATGATTTAACGACAAATGCTAGTACAGCGTCTTTAGAAAATACATCATTTTATACATCAGAATATAATCAAAAATGGTTTGATTTTAATGGTTCAAATAGTTTAGCAAAAATACCAAACAATACAATTTTCGATACACAGACGGTAAGTGTTGAAACATGGGTAAAAACTGCTAATTTAAATCAAAATGGATTCTTTTTTGAAAAAGGAAATCTTAATACACAATATTCTTTATTTCAAAATGGTAATAATACTATAATATGGCGTCAAAATATTGGCGGATTACAAGATTTAAGTGTTAATACTTCTGTTCTGAGTGGAACGACACAATTTTCTCAAGTTGTTGCAACATATAGTAGTGGAAATAGAAGAATTTATGTAAATGGTGTATTGGTTGCTAGTGATTCACAAGCAGGAACAATAAATACAGATGCAGGTGGCATTTCTATTGGTGTTTATGGTGGCTATGCTGGTAGTCGCGGATATTGGTATACTGGAAGTATGGCTGTTGTAAGAGTTTATAATAAACAACTAACTCAAGATGAAATAGCACAAAATTATAATGTTACAAATAAAAGATTTGTAGAAAAAATAATTTCAACTATTTCTGGTTCTTCAACATTTACAGTTCCAGATCTAACAGATAGTTTTGAATTTAATGGAAACTGGAATGACGCAGTCGATCTGCCAACAGCAACATCTGGAACAACAATATTCACATCACCAGATCTAACAGATAGTTTTGAATTTAGTGAGAACTGGAATGATGCGGTTAATTTACCAACAGCAGTATCTGGAACAACAACATTCACATCACCAGACTTAACAGATAGTTTTGAGTCCGGTGATGGTTGGTCATAGTATTTTTGTATATATATTAATAGGAGCTTATAAATATGTCTTATAGTGATTTTTTAATTTTACCTGGTAATGGTAATGTAGTATTTCCGCCAACCGGTTCTTCTATATTAAATTCTTCTTTACCAAATCCACTTACTTCTTCTGTTCAATGTCGTGTGTATGATCCAAATTTAGGAGGTGTAATTAGAGGCAATTTTTATATTAGTTCTTCCGTTAGTAGTTCTGCGTTTGTTAATATACCAGAAACAAAATCTGTTTCTTTAAGAATTTGGGGAAGAGCAACAAATTTTAATCCATGTAAATTTGCTCTTGTAGCAAAAACAAATCCTCCTAATAATCTTACAAATGGAATTATAAGTGCCAGTCTTCCAGATTGTGGATACGAATTTGGATTTCGAAATGATCTATTATATTGTAGTTTTGGTGGTTATAAAGCAGGACGATCTGCAGAGAATCCTTTTCTTACTAGTTTAGGTAAAACTGATACATGGATTGGATTGAGAATGGATATTGTACCAGTAAAAGTTAATAAGATTATTAATGGAACACCGGTGAGTGGTAATTTAAAAGATGTAATTACTCTATACACCGCTTCTCTTTCCGCTCCGGATACTTGGGGACAAGTATATACCACAGAATTTTTAACAACTAATAATTATTATGTACCATGGAATTCTTTTACGACAACAGCCTGGGCAAACCCAGGTCCAAATACACTCGTTGATACTTCTTCTTACGGATTTGCAATTTATGGCGGTCCATATTCACCGAATGATATAGTATATTTTGACGATTTCCAAATATTCGTTGAAGATGCATTCTAAAATATAATAATATAAACAAAGAGCCCACCTGAAATATGGTGGGTTTTCTTTTATATAAATTTTAATACTATTTATATAAAAAGAACTTACAGTTCTTTATTCTTTATTTACGGAGATTTCAAATATGTTTTTTTATGGAGAAAGTATTGCTGCCGCTGCAACCAACTCATTAGGTGGAGTAACCTATACAGCCAAAACAGTAGGTTCAGCAGGAAACAATATAACGATTACTTATGTTCAAGGCGCTGCTGGAACAGCAGCAACAAGTGCAAGTAGAATTTTGACTGCTGGTTCGGGTGCAAATATGGGTCAGCTTTCTGTAAGTGCCAAAACTGCTGGTACTGCTGGAAATAATATAAATATTACTTTTTCTTTTTCTGGTGCACTGACTGTAAATGTTAATGGAAACACTATATCTGTTGGCTATGGAGCGACGACAACTTTAAATGACGTAAAAAATGCATTAAATGCAAATTCCTCTGTTACCAACAAGATTATAGTAGGTAGTATAACAAATGCAAGTGCTACTGGTATGTTTAGTGGTGGATTTCTTAGTGGCGGTACAAATGCCGTTGCAGAAGAACCAACTGCCGTAACAGATGGTAACGGAAATCTTAATGCTACAGCAATTACAGTTCGCATTGCTGCTTCACAAAGTATTTCAGGTGGTAACAATTATGTTCCAACACTTGTTGGTATAGTAAATGCTGCCGGTACAAGTGTAACTGCAAGTGGTACAGGTGATCTTACTACCAAGACAGGAGCAGTTGCTCTTTCTGGTGGATCTGATTGATAATTTAGTATGTAATTTAGAAGCCCGCCTGAAATATGGCGGGCTTTCTTTTATATCTAATTGATCTAATTTAATACTATTTATAAAGTAACCATATTAATGGAGAATTTTATAAATGGCCGTACCTGTTCTCACGCCGAAACAACAAACTAGCGCAATCGTATTGCCACCAACCGGAACATATATTAATGTAACCGGAAATCTGCCTATTGGTGTATATGCAAATAGTGTTGACTTTGTAAGCGGTGCTGTTGATCAAGTAGCTTATACATATAAGATGATAGGTGGCGATGTTCTTGATATAGAAATCACAGAAGGTCAAGTTTATGCTGCTTACGAAGATGCAGTTTTAACTTATGGATATTTAGTAAATCTTCATCAAGCAAAAAATTCACTTGGAAATATGCTTGGTGCTCCAACAGGAACGTTCAATAGCGACGGTGAGATAAAGAGTGGAAGTGCTCTTTATAATCTTGTTAGTTCTTCTGGACCTCTTAATCTTACATATCCCATGTATGATATAACTTCAATCAGAGATATAGCCGACGCTTTTTCACATGAAGCTGGAGTTGGTGGAAAAATAGATATTTATACTGCTTCTTTTGACGCCGTTACAGATCAACAAGAATATGATTTACAGGCAATTGTTAGTTCATCTGCGTCTGATCCTTCTTCTTACCTGTACAATAAAGTAAGCGCAGGGCAAAGAATAACAGTTAGAAAAGTTTATTATAAATCTGCCCGCGCTATGTGGAGATTTTATGGTTATTATGGTGGCTTAAATGCAGTAGGTAATCTTTCTACGTATGGTCAATATGCCGATGATAGTACATTTGAAGTTATTCCAGCGTGGCACAATAAACTTCAAGCGATGGCATATGAAGACAATATTTATACTCGTATTTCTCATTATTCTTATGAGATTAAAAATAACAAATTAAGATTATATCCAATTCCAGATTCAACCGATATTCATACATATTGGTTTGAGTTTTCTGTTGGTTCTGGTAATGGTGCCAATATTGGTATAGGCACTATATCGGGCTCATCTTATACTGAAGTAAGTGGAAAAGATCCAAGAATTAGTGGTGTTAATAACATTAATACTCTTCCTTTCTCAAACATACCATTTGAAAATATAAATGCTATTGGTAAACATTGGATACGTCGTTATGCTCTCGCTGTGGCAAAGGGTATGCTTGCAGAAGTTCGTAGTAAATTCCAAACAATACCAATTCCAGGTGAAAGTGTAACACTAAATGGTGCGGACTTGAGAGCACAAAGTAAAGAAGAAAAAGATGCTCTTAAAGAAGAGTTATTAAAAATACTTGAAGAAACCGATTACAATACTCTTGCTGAAAAACGAACTGCTCTTTCTGACAATGCAAACAAGATACTTGCAGCAGTTCCAAATGTCATATTCGTGGGTTGATTAAATGGCAAAAAAGAAAGCTAATCCTAATAAATGGTCTCAACCTGATAAACCACCTCCTCCTATGTTTTTAGGAAAGAAGGAGAGAGATCTAACTAAACAAGTAAATGATGAACTGATTGAACGAGTAATAGGTCAAACTATTATTTATTTTCCTTTAAATATAAAAAATAGTGATTTTCATCCTCTTTACGGAGAAGCAATAAATAAAACTTTTCTTCGACCAATTGTTGTTAAGGCACTTGTAAAATTAGAAGCAGATCAAACAACCACTGAAACATATGGTTTGGATAAAGAATCAAAATTAGTCATAAATTTTCATAAAAGAAGATTAACAGAAGATCAAGATTTATATGTACGTGAAGGTGATATTGTTTTTTATGGTACAACATTTTATGAAATTGTTAAACTATCACAACCAAGAGCATTGTTTGGTCAAGTCGATCATCGTGTGGAAATAACAGCAAACTGTATAAGAGTTAGGCAGGGATTTTTTAATGAACCTGTAGAATTATTACAAATTAGAGAAAAAATAAGATTAAATCTAGCGCAAAATCAAGAAGAACTAGAAGAAATAATAGACACAACACCGATCGAAGCGGCGTGTGGTGGAAAAATACAAATAATCTCAGGCAAAAGAACATGGTCAAAAAGATCACAATTTTTAGATTATGTAAACAATCCACAAGACTATAAAGGTTGTATTGTTTATTTAAGTGATATAGATGAAGACGAGATATATGGAAATTTTGATCAATCTGATAAATTTTATTTTAATGAAGGTGGCGTGTGGATTGAAAGTCCGCTTTTTACATTACCATGATGGAATTAAAACATGAGCGATAAAACAGAATATGAAAGAAGAGGTCTTGAACAAAATCAAGTTTCAATAGAACCTTCAACAATAGAGACAATAGATTTGGCTGTTTATGAATGGCTCGATAAAACTATGAATATTCATGCAAATACAAATCGGGGATGGAAAAAAACACCTGTTATTTGGGTTGCTGCTGAAAGAGCACATCAAATTAAATTTGATAGAACATTAAGAGATGTAAATGGAAACTTTATATTACCGGTTATATCTGTTCAAAGAGATAATATAACAAAAAGTTTGACAAAAAAAGGTACATTTTATGCTAATGTTCCACCAGATGATTTTCGCGGTGGTGTCGTAACTGTAACAAAGTTAGTTTCACAAGAAAAATCAAATAATTATGCAAAAAATAAAAATTCTGTTCAATATAATATAAAAGAAAAAAATGAAAAAATAGTCTATGAAGTTACAAAAATACCATTACCAACTTATATTGATGTAAAATATACTATAACAGTAAATACGGAATATCAACAACAAATGAATGAAATTATACAGCCATTTATGACTTATACTGCCGGTATAAATCATTTTATGATTTCTAAAGAACAACATAAATATGAAGTATTTTTTGACAAAGATTCTTCTTTTAAAAATGGTGGAAATAATATAAAACTTGAAGAACAAAATAGATTATTTACAACAGAAATATCAATAAATGTACTTGGTTATTTATTGGGTGGTGGCCCAAATTCTGAAAAACCAAAAATAACAACCTCAGAAACAATTGTAGAAGTAAAAATACCAAGAGAAAAAACTATTTTTGATGAATTGACCATAAGAGACAAGAAGATATTTTAAATTACTATAGTTTGTTTCTTTTCAAAATAAATCTTACTATTTACCTAAGAAATACATGCTGTATAGGAGTATTTTATAATGAGTGGTGCTAATAAATTTCGTTTCGTTTCTCCCGGAATTCAAATTAAAGAAATCGATCGTTCACAGATCAATAATTTAAATGAAGGCGTAGGTCCAGTTATTATCGGTCGTGCTCGTCGCGGTCCAGGTATGGTTCCTGTAAAAGTGCGTTCATATGAAGAATTTGTATCGATATTCGGTGAACCAGTTCGTGGCACAACCGATGGTGACGTGTGGAGAGAAGGAAATTTAACTGCTCCAATTTATGGTACTTGGGCAGCAAAAGCATATTTAGCAAATTCAAGTCCATTAACATATGTTCGTTTGATGGGTTCGCAGCATCCATCAAATACTAGTGGTGGCGAAGCAGGTTGGAAAACAACAAATACGATTAATTCTTCAAGTGTTACAAGTAATGGTGGTGCTTACGGTTTGTTCATAGTACCATCAAGCTCTGCAACAGAAGTTACAGGTGTATTAGGCGCCATATTTTATGTCAATAACGACGTAGGTTTGGCTCTTGTTGGTCAAAATCCAACAGGAAGTATGATTACTGCTTCAGCAGCATTCGTCAAATCAATAGGCAATAGTTATGAATTCCGAATGAAAGTTCTTGGAAGTGATAATGTTAATAGTACAGCATTATTAGATACATCATTTAATTTTGACAAAAATTCTGATAAATATATTCGTAAAGTGTTTAATACAAATCCAACACTTGTCAATACAAGCATCACTTCGCCCGATAATAGAGAAAAATATTGGCTTGGTGAAACTTTTACAGATTTTGTTAGTGATAATATTGCTACCGGTAGTTGCTATGCATTCATCGCCGGTCTTAAAAATAGTGCAGTCGACTTATCTAATTTCCAAAAAGTTGCTGCCCCAGCACAAACCGGTTGGATATTTTCACAAGACTTGAGCACTATTACTGGTTCTTATAATCCAGAAAGTATGTCTAAATTATTTAGATTTGTTGCTCTTGGTGGAGAAGGTTCGGGTGACTGGACCCAAAGAGAGTTGAAAGTATCAATTTCAAATATTAGATATTCACCAACAACTTTTGAAAAATACGGTTCTTTCACAGTTGAAATTCGTTCAACATCAGATACAGATGGTTCTCCAAATGTATTAGAAGTATTCTCAGGCGTAAATCTAAATCCAAACTCTGACAATTATATTGCTAAGAGAATTGGTGATAAATACACTGAATGGACTGACAGTTTATCGACCGGTGAAAAGAGACACAAAGTATTTGGAAATTATGATAATGTTTCTAAATTGGTTCGCGTAGAAATGAACCCTCTAGTCGAAGAAGGCGGCGTAGATCCTGAAAGTCTACCATTCGGCTTCCTCGGACCGGTTAGATATAAATCATGCACTCTAACAACTTCAAGTTTAAGTGGTAATGATATAGTCAAAGTAAGTGGCTCTATACCTCTTATGTTGTCTGGTTCTACAAAACCAGTTGATATGACTGGTATAGCCGATTTAACTGCTTCATTATTGTTTCCAGAAGTTAAATTAAGAGTTTCAAGTTCAGAAGCCGGTGTTTTAAATGATCGCGATGCTTATTATGGAGTTGTTACAAATGTATCAACACTAAATAAATTGAATGAAGACTATGTCGATCTTGTTAGAATAAAACCATATAATTTAGACACCTTTGTTCCATCTGGTTCAATAACTGAATATTCTACAATATTCACTCTTGATGATGTTAAAGAAGCTGTTTCTGGCAGTACATTAGTATCTGGTAAATATGCATGGCAGAAAAATTCCAGAACAGCAGGTTCTTCATTGTCTGCAACAGGTTCATCTCCATCGTACAAAAACACACTTGATCAAGGCGTCAACCGATTTACCATTCCAATGTTTGGTGGTTTTGACGGCTTAGATATAAAAGAAAAAGAACCATTTGCAAATCGCTTATTAAGCCCAAATGACAATCCAGCAACAAATTATGTTCACTATTCACTATCAAAAGCTATCGATATGGTTTCTGATCCAGAAGTTGTTGAAATGAATTTATTAACAGTTCCTGGTATTACCAATACAACCGTAACAAACAAGGTTCTTGATACAGCAAAAAATAGAAATGATACACTTGCCATAATTGATATTGAAGGCGGCTACAAACCAACAACAGAAGAAGCAAATGCTGAAAGAAGTAGAATTGGTAATGTTAATGCCGCTGTTGTAAGCATTAAATCAAGAAACTTAAATAATAGTTTTGGTTGTGCATATTATCCTTGGGTTTCGATAGACGCAGGAAATGGAAATCCACTATGGGTTCCACCATCAGTTGTGGCCCTTGGAACAATGGCTTCATCACAAGAAGCAACCGCTGTATGGTTTGCTCCAGCAGGATTTAATCGCGGTGGTTTAAGTAACGGTTCATCAGGCTTAACTGTTCTTGATGTTCGTGAAAGATTGTCACTCAAACAGCGTGATGCTCTATATGAAGTAAACGTTAATCCAATCGCTTCATTCCCAAGCGAAGGTATTGTAATCTTTGGCCAGAAGACACTACAAGCAACAGCAAGTGCTCTTGACCGTATAAATGTTCGTCGTCTTGCAATCTATCTCAAAGATAGAATTGGCAAAATTTCAAGAGGCATCTTGTTTGATCCAAACTTAAAAGTTACTTGGGATAGATTTGTTGCTCAAGTTGATCCATTGCTTGCAGATACAAAAGCAAGATTTGGTTTAAGCGATTACAAAGTTGTTCTCGATCAAACAACAACAACTCCAGATCTTGTTGATCGCAATATCATGTACGCTAAAGTTTATATTAAACCAGCCCGTGCAATTGAATTTATCGCAATTGACTTCATCATAACAAATACCGGTGCAAGTTTTGACGATTGATATATATACTAATATAACTTATAAAAAGGATTTATAAAATGAGTTTACACTGGACTAATGCCGCACTAGAACCAAAAAGAAAATTTAGATATTTAATAACTTTTACTGGTGCAGATTTAACAGATTTTCAATTCTTAGCACAAACATGTGATAGACCAGGTGTTAAACTTGGAATGTCAGAACACAAGTACTTCAATAAATCATTTTATCATCCAGGTCGTGTCACTTGGGATCCAAATCCACTAACAATAAAACTAGTTGATATTCAAAAAACAGGTGATGTTAGTACTATTGATACAAATCGTTCTTTATTAGCAGTATTTTTAAAGTCCGGTTTGAGTGGTCTAATCAATGCTGATGGTTCTGTTGTCACTGTTGGAAAACAAGCAGCCGTAAATGCTCTGGGAAATGTAAATATAAGAGTATTGAATTCTGCTCTTACAGCACTTCCGGAAAATGCCACTGATTCAGTGAATTATCCAGCTTCTGTAGAAGATACTGGAGTAGCGGAACAATGGATGCTTAAAAATGCTTATTTAGAATCTATAAAGCCAGATGCTCTTGATTATGGTTCTGAAGATATATTAACAGTAACGATTGCTTTAAGATATGATTGGGCAGAATTTAAAGCACAACGCGATGAGCAATCAGTAAATCCATTTGGTTCCTGAGCTTAATAATATATAATAGAGGTGTTAAATGAATGATAGAGACAATGAACGTAGGCTGCAAATAGCAGGCGAAGATCCAGTCTCTACAAATGTAGTTGCAAGCGGCGGGCTAAAGTCAAAATTAGACTTGGCCTTTGCCGCTCCAACTCTTTTTGTGGAACTACCATCAAAAGGAAAATTCTATAAACCGGGAAGTCCTTTACATGGAAAAGAAACTTTAGAAATAAAGTTTATGACAGCAAAAGAAGAAGATATACTTACTTCAAAATCCCTTATTAAAAAGGGAATAGTATTAGATCGATTAATTGAAAGTCTTTTGGTAGATAAATCTATTAATCCAGCAGAATTATTAGTTGGAGATAGAAATGCGATATTAATTGATGCAAGAATATCAGGCTTTGGTAGTAAATATACTACCAGTGCTACATGTCCATCTTGTTTGACAAGTACAAAGTTTTCTTTCTTGTTAGATGAAAATAAAAAAATATTTGAGGGTAATATACCAGAAAACATGCATGATAGTATAAAACATGTTAATGGTAGAGTTTTTTCAGTTAAATTACCAAAAACTGATGTTACTGTAAATATTCGTTTAATGGACGGTAATGATGAGCGTGCTATTACACAAATAATAGAAGCAAACAAGCAGAGCACTATTGACAGCAGCAATACACAACAATTAAAATTAATGATAGAAAGTGCTGAAGGAGAGACAGATAAATCTCTTATTTCTAAATTCATAGATGTACTTCCTGTTAAAGACAGCAGATTTTTGAGAGAAGCATATAAATTAGTAACTCCAAATGTTGATTTAACTCAGGAATTTACTTGTAAAGCCTGTGAATACAGCGCAGACATGGAGGTTCCATTTAATATGGAATTTTTTTGGACTAAGTGATGAATATATCGAATCGGTATATGAAGCATTTTTCGCATTAAAATATCATGGTGGATGGAGCTTTACCGAGGCTTACAACTTACCAATATCAATACGAGACTGGTTTGTCAAGCGTTTGGTAAAACAAAAACGAGAAGAAGCAGAACAGATAGAAAAAGCCTCAAGGCGATGATTGAAAAAAATTAAAACTTACTACTAAATAATAATGTAGTAAGTTTTATTATTTTAGGAATTTATTAAATGGATATTGATCCAAACAAATTAGCAAAAGCAATTGCTGAAGCAATATCAAAACAAACTGGAACCAGCGATTCAGGTTCTAATATAGGTGGTATACAGCCACAAAAAGATGCCAGTTATGAAAAACAATTAGAAGACGATTTATATAAAGCAGTAGAAAATAGAAATAAAAGACTTGAAGAAATTAAAAAGAAAGAAGAACTAATTTTAGAAAATAAAAAAAACATAACTGATTATGAAAAAGTTATAAAAGGTATTGAAGAAGAAAGACTACAACTTCTTTCCGATTCTTATTCTGCAAATATTCTTCAGGCTGCTAAATTAATAGAACAAAAGAAGGTTTTAGAAGAACAAGGCAAATTAACGAAAGAAGAAGCAGATAAATTAGATGCAAAAATAAAGAAGCTAAAAGAAATAACAGATGAGCAAGCAAAAGAACTCAAAGATGCAAAAGAACTAGAGAAATCAAGAACTGCAATATTGTCTATTGGAGAACAAATAAAAAATAATCTAATAAAGCAAGAAGAAGTGATGGTTAATTTATTTAAATTAACCGGTGGATATAATAAAGAAATATCTGAAATTTCAAAAAACATAGCGGTAAATAATCTTGCTTCTGGTGTAACATTCGAGCAGGGACAAAAAGCATTGGCTAATTTGTCATCTGGTTTTAATAATTTACGCGCTTATGGTGTTGCTGCAGCGACTGCGATTGGCACCACGCAATCACATTTAGAAAAAATAGGTGTAAGTGGAGCTTCTGCGGCAAAAGGATTTGATACTCTCATCAATGCTATGGGTAAAACCCCACAACAAGCTGCAAATATACAACAAAGTTTTGTTCAAATGGCCGCAAAAAATAAAATGGCGTTGAATACTCTTTCAGAAGCATTTGCAGAAAATTCTTCAAGATTTGTTGGATATGGAGATCAAATGACAAAAGTACTTGATGGTCTCGCAGAACAATCGTTAAAAACGGGTCTTAAAATAAGTGAATTGATTAATATCGCTCAAGGATTTGATACATTTGAAGATGCTGCAAGAAAAGCAGGAACTTTAAATGCAATGCTTGGTGATCAATTTAATGCAATTGAATTACTGACAGCAAGTGATGAAGAGAGAATTAGATTATTACAAGAAGGCGTTAAAGCGAGTGGTCGACAATGGGAAGAGATGAACCGATTTGAAAAAATGGCTATTGCGAATGCTGCCGGAATTAGAGATCTCAATGAAGCTGGTAAACTATTTGGAAACATATTAAATAAAAACACTCAATTAGAACAAGATTCAATAGCGGCGAAAAAATCACTTGCTGATCAGGCTCTAGAAACTAGTGTAGCAATGGATAAATTGCAAAGCACCTTGAATGGATTAATTGTTATTGCACAACCATTCATTAGTGGATTTATGCAAATAACAACTCTTTTAGCAAAAGCAGTTCAAGGAATTCACGAAGTTCTTTCTTCCTTTTTGGGAAAGGACGCTTCAGCGGCACTTATATCGTTTACTGCTTTATTTTTATGGAAGTTTTCACTAATTGGTAAAGCATTTACTGCTTTAGGAAAGAAAATATTTGGATTTGGTAAATTACTTACTTCTACGACAGCAGGAGCCCCAAATCCCGCTGCAGCACAAAGCTTTAGATCAACTGTATCATCTATTGGTAGTGCAATATCAAGTTTCTTCAAGCGTTTAGCAGATAATTTTCCAAGAGTTGTATTAGGTATATTAGTTGCAGGCATGATTGCAGCAGTTATAGTTGCCTTGGTCGCAGGATTAAGTAAAATGTCGGATCTTAAATTTAGTGAAATTATAGCAGGATTAGGATTACTAACACTTGTATTCGGAATGATTATGGGTCTTGGTGCTATTTTAGGTTCTGGTGTTGGTTTTGCAGCATTTACTCTTGGAATTCTTGGATTTACTGCTTTAGCAGCTGCTTTAGCGATTATGGGAGGAGCACTAATAATTGTTTCAACCGGATTGCAAGGTATTGCAGAGGCTTTCGAAAAACTAAATAAAGCGTCTAAAGATTTTGCAACAACTTCTTCTTCTATATCTAAATTTATGACTGATTTAGCACTAATGGATACAGATGGATTAGAAAAAATTACAAAATCTATAACTCAACTAGCAAAAGCAATTTCAGAATTAAATGTAGCAGTTTCTGGTATGACTTCGATTGAAGGAATGGAAGCAAAATTCACATCGATATTTAAAATGATTTCTGAGCCAGAAAAAATCTCTGCTTCTTCTGCACCAACAGAAACAGTCAGCTTCAATATGAGTACTGCAACTAACACTTCTGGTGTTACAAATTCAGCAGTTTCGAAAAATGCACCATCTGCACAGACAACTGCGTTTGTTCCATTATCGGTTAGTATAGATGGACAAAAGATTATCGAAGTGTTGAAGCCAAAAATTGAAGAAATATCAAGATTTCAATCGGCAAATTTAATTAGCACCATGGGAACAGTAATATCTCCGGAAATTGCTGCAGCATTAGCGACCGGCTATGAAAACGGGAGGTAATAATAATGGTTATATCTTATAAAGAAGGAAATTCAATAAATAGTTTAGCAACAAGCGGCTCTGCTTCTCCAGTTGTTGTTATAACTTCTCTCGCTCATGGCAATAAAAATGTTGAATTTATTCCATATGATATGGAATTTGATGATAATTTTAAACCAGAATGGACAACTTATGATGCATTTGGAAGAATGGATCCAATTGCAATATACAAAAAAACTACAAGAAATGCAACATTGAGTTTTAATGTGGTTGCAGACAATCAACAACAAGCATTAGACAATTTTAATCGATTACAAGATTTAATAAATTTTTTATATCCTGTTTATTCTCAACCATATCAAAGTCCATCTGCTGTTAATCAAGGTACAACCATAGATCCACAAACACTTATAATTAAAAAATCTCCATTAATAACAATAAATTTTATGAATTTATTAAACAATTCTCAATATGTTATTGCTGTTGATAATTTTAAATATAAACTTAAATTTGATAGTTCTTCAACTTTTCGAACAAAAAATACAGAAGGTGATTATGCAGTACCCGGTGAATTCAATATATCTTTAACATTTAAAATAATTCATACACAAGATTTTAAATTCAATAATAATCGATTATACAATACATCACAATCTACAAAAAAACCAGATCAACCAGCAGCTGAAGGAGCCTGGTGGGAGCTTTTAACAAGTCAATAATGGTCAATAATAATCATGGCAATAAAAAGATACAACAACCGATTAACAAAATATAATAATTCAACATTAATACAAAAAATGTTGGATTTAAAAAATATTCTTGGTATTAAACATTATGTATCCCCAAATTTTAAAATACCAACTTATTTAGATAGAGCAAAAATAAATACAATTTCTGTTGTTTGGCGTAGAGGAGATAGACTATACAAATATGCCGAACAATATTATTCAAATCCAGATTTATGGTGGGTTATTGGGATGTACAATAATAAGCCAACAGATGCACACTTTACAATTGGTGATGTTTTTTATATACCTACTGATTTAAATAATTTGTTCGAATATATGGGAGTTTAGTATGGCAATATCAGATATTGAAAAAGATGATGCATATTCGGTAAAACAGGCAAACGAAGAAGAAGGACAAGAGAAAAAAACATTTGATCAAACAATATTAATGCAAAATTTGCCATTTTTGACAAACGAATACCTTTCACCATTTGGAAAATTAAATGCTAAAATAGTTAAACTCACCGATACAAAAGATGAAGATATAGGATGTGATATTAATCTTATTTATAAATTTGAAGATTTTATAAAATCATTTAATAATTTAAATTCTGCAGATTTATCAAATTTAGTTCCTTATATAGAATTATATAAAATATATCCAGAAACAGGCATAAAAAGACAATTTAATTTTAATAATTATTTTCCTCGTAAAGCCATCGATTCCATAACAGGAACTGGAAGTGATAGAGGTTTTCAGGCAAATTTAAAAAATTTACAGTTAGATTCTCAAGGTAAAGATCCAGCAACAATGTATCAATATCTTGTGAAAATGAAATTTACATTCGATTCAATACAAGCACTTTTTGACGAAAATAATAAATATACAGAATTATTTACAGCAGCAAAAGAATTAAAAGGTTTGAGGGGTAATGCAGATCCAAAATACTATAAAATTTTATTAAAATTTGGTTGGAATGTAAATAATAATTTTCCTGGAAATCTAAATATACACGAAAAAGATCTTCAAAGTTTTGTTGATGGTTCTCATGGAGAGCTGTACATTAATTACATTAAACATACTTTAAACATTCAAGAGGATGGTTCTGTAGAGTTAGATGTTGAATATATTGGAACACTTGAAAGTGAAGCAAGAAATCCACATATTATAAACATAATAGAACCATCTACAGTAGAAGAAATAAAAAGATTAGATCAAATAATATCAGACACTGAAGAAACATTAAGAAAAAGATACGGAGAAGGATTAGAAATAGTAAAAGAATATGACGATAAAACAAACCAAATAAAAAAAATAGAACTTAAATTACCAGATCTCGATGCAACTTTTGGAGATACAAAAGACATAACAGATAAAGAACAAGATCTTGTGGCATTATTACAATCAAGTATAGATAAAAAAAATAATTTAGAAAAAACCAGTAGAGAAAGCTTTATAACAAAAATATTAGATAATTTACAAAAAATGTATATAGATCCTAATAAAAATATTCGTGGTGGCGGAACAATTCCTTTTTTTCGTATACTTCGAAAAGAATATGAAGAAAGAAAAAAATATATTGAATTATTTAAACAAGAAATTATTAATAGTAAATTTCAACAAAATACTTTAAAAAATATTATTAATAATTCTTTTGTTATGCCTGCACCTGGTGTTTCACCATATGAGGCTTATCCTAACGCATTTCTTACTAAAAAAGATCCTCTTAACACAAGAGATTATTATGAATATTTATTCTTACAAGAACCGTTGGATGATTATAGATTAGTTCGTTATTTTACTTTTGGTACTTTATTAAAAGCGTTAAGATTAAATAAATCATTTTTAATAGTTGGCTGTGATGTTCCAATAAGCAGTTTTGATTTTACAAAAAGTTCAACTCAATTAAATTCCGGAATTGTTGGAAGCGATCTTAATAGCTCGATTTTTAGTCAACCAGATTTTAAAAAATATAAAGATATTGATATAAAAAATTCTAATAGTTCTTTTGTTTATGAATATAAAATAAAACAAACAAACATTCTTGATTTACCTATTTCAATGTCAACTTTTAAACATTGGTTTACAAATCATATCATGTCTTCAGATCGATATTATATGAGTTTAATTTCATTTTTAAATTCTTGTGTTAATGATTTATTACCTTCAGTAGTACAACCAACTACTGATGACTACTATCCTACTCAAAATTTAAAATTTAAATATCATATGGATAGAGTATCAATATCTAAAGAAAATCCATTATATAAAGAAGCCAGAAAAAATGAAAGTGGTGAATTAACAAAAATACCTAGTTTTAGTGTAAAAAAACAGTCTACTCCGTTTGATTTTATAAAAGATATTCGCTCAACTGATGTAGAAAACAAAATAGAAGTAAATTTTATAATGCTTTATGCAGTTCCAAAATATTTTCAGAGAAAAAGAGATATAACTAAAGATTTTCAAACTGGAATTCCGAGTTTTTATTATGGAAATAAAAACAGTGTAATTAACAAAATTGTATTTAAAGAAAATACTATTCCTTATTTAAAAGAAGCAGCAATACAAAAACAAGTAGAAGGTACAAAATGGAGACCGGGAGTATTTTTAAGAGGTCTATATAATGTTAGTTTAGAGTGTATGGGTGTTACATATTTTAGACCTGGAACTATATTTTATGTTTCTCCAAGTTTTACCGGCGTAAAAGATCTTAGCGATCCAATTTCTTTAGGTATAGGTGGATATTTTATGCTTGTTAGTATAAAATTAGTTATAGAAGCGGGTAAGTTTATTACATCTTTAGAAGGAATTTGGGTTTCTACTGGTGATGGAATGATCACTGATTTGTCCGGAGCGCCGTTAAAAATATTCCGTACTTCTCCGCTCCCCCAATCAACACAAGCACCAGGTTCGATTGAGACAGAAGGTGTATTTAGTGCTAATTAAAAATAATTTGGTTATACAATATGAAATTTAATAATTTAGAAGATAAATTTTTAGACAAATTAAATGATTTAAATCAAACCGATCCAGATGTAAATTCTGGTAATTATATTATAATTCCAAGAGCAAGTAATAATGCAAATTCTATTTTTACATATTATCAAAGAAAAAATTATGGAAAATATTTAAATAATAAACTTAAAGATACTAATGTTTCTGTAGATACTTTTAAAGATTTTTTTTATAAAGATAATTTATATGGAAAAATAAACACACTTGGAAATTCTATTTCTATCAATAAAGAAAATTTAAAAACATTAAATGATAATCCAAATTTTTATTTAAGTAATGTTGCAGCAGATGCTTTTAATGAAATGATGTTAAAATATAATGCAATTATCGACAGTGGTTTAATACTAAAAACAAGTAAGTTTTACAAAATAAAAGTTAAAAAAGCATATTCTTCTCCACATATTGAATATAACGATTATTTAAACACATATTTAAATAAATTTTTTAATTTTATTACAAACAATAATTTAAAAAATAATATAACTGATTATTCTTCTACAATAAAAAATTTTATTTTTTATTATAATTCTCAATATGATAATTTTCTTTTTAATAAAGGTGAATTTATTAAATCCGGATTTTCATCATCTAACATTAGTGGTCTAATAGTCGAGTTTGATATGGGCAATTATGGAGATGATTTTTATAAATATCAAAAATTTTTCGAAGATCCATCATTCTTGGCTTTTCAAAATTTAGCAAAAGAATTTGGATTTACAATCGATAAAAATATACCTTGGAGAATGGTGTTCGATATATCAAGTCCATCAGCATCCAGATATTTAATAAACAATTATTCAATTCAAAATATAGAAGAATATTTTAACAATTATTATTATATTGCAGATTATTTTGATTTTGAAAATTTTAAAGTAAATATGTATAATTTGTATAGTTTTATTGCTGAACAAGAACCAGAATTCAAAATTGCAAATTATAGATTAATAAATAATAAAGTTTGTATATCTCAAAAAACAGTAAGAAGAAATAGGTTTGATTATTCAGATTTAAATAAATTTATTGATGAAAAAGAAATGTTAAAAATTTTTTTCTACATAAAATCTAAAGAAAATAATTTTATATCAACAGAAAATCAATTTGAACAAGAATTTAATGAAATTTTGCAAGTTTATAAATATAAAGATATTATATCTGCTTTAGATTTAATATTTTTTAAATGCAAAGTTGGATATGATAGAGGCGATAAACAATTTATTATGAACTTCTTCTGACTTGACGGCTGCTAAAGTTTGGTCTATGATCGCGGCTTATGACTTTTCTTGCTTTGGACGATAAAACTGAGTGTGTTGGGTTCTACCATAATGGACAACTATTATTTGGTCAAGAGCCACGTGGAGATCTACTTTCTACTTGGAAATATCAAGCATACTTAAAAAATAAAAATATCCAATATGCTAATCTTTATGTTGCCGGCAAAGACTTTGATGAAGTATGTCCGGAGCATTTACAAGATCGATGGAAAGAATTGAATAGCAAAGCAAAATCATTTATTCGTTCTTTTGTCGAAGCAAAAGTATCATTAAAAGAAAATTGTTTTTATGATCTTGTTCCTAATAAATTCTTGATTGATTTTTGTGATATAAAGTGTCAGATAATTGATTATGTATTGGAAAATTATCCAAAACCAATCGATTATGAATTTAAAAGAGATTTAGAAATACTATTAACAACAATTCGTAATCAAAAATTATCTTTTGATGATGTAGCTATTAAAAATAACTTACACGACAACAAAGTGCGAGATTTCGCACAGTCTTATTTATCAAAAGACAATTATATAACTTATAATCAATTTAGTTCTAAAACAGGTAGATTAACAACAGAGGAAAATAGTTTTCCTATTCTTAATCTTTCGAAAAATTTGAGATCATTTATTAAACCTAATAATGATTTCTTTCTTGATATTGATTATAACGCAGCAGAAGTTCGCGTATTTCTTGCTTTAAACGGCTTTAAACAGCCTACAATCGATATTCATGAGTGGAACAAAGAGAAGTTTGGCTATATTGATAGAAACACTGCTAAAAATGATTTTATTTCTTGGTTGTATGGTAAAAAGAACCAAAGAGAAAGAGATTTTAAGAAGTATTATAATACAGATATGATTAAAAAGAAATACTGGGATGGTAATTTAGTTAAAAATCACTATGGTAGAGAAATAATCGCAGATGAATTTCATTCTGTAAATTATATTGTTCAAAGTACAACGGCGGATATGGCTTTGCGACAAGTATTAAAAGTAAATGAGTTGCTAAAAGATTGTAAGTCTAAGATCAAAATGATTATTCACGATAATATTGTTATTGATATGAAAAAGGAAGAAAAAGAACTTGTAAAACAGATTGTAGATACTTATAATGATACTGAGTTTGGTAAATTTAAGTCTTCTGTTAAGATTGGAAAGTCTCTTGGAGATATGAGGAAAATATTATGATTTCTTTGGTTGGAATTGGTGATTTTTGTTCTCAATTGGTTGATAGTTTTTCTTCTTATCCTCAATATTCAGTTTATACAATTAATACTGAAAATTCTTCTTTTGATTTGCCGCAATTAAAGAACGCAGAGGAGTATGAAAAGAATTATCCGCATCAATTAAATGAATTTATCAAAGATAATAATTCAGAAATAAGTGTGTTTATCGACGGTTCTGAAGCAATAAGCGGAATAATTCTTAAATTTCTTCAGAATTTTAAAGATCGAAAAATAAATATTTATTATGTTAGATCAGATTTAGAATTAATGGGAAATTTAGAAAAAATACAAGATAAAATTACTTTTAGTGTTCTTCAAGAATATACAAGATCAGGTTTGTTTAATAAGTTTGTTTATTTTGATAAAGTAAAATTAGAAAGTATACTTGATAATGTTAGTATTTTAGATTTTGATGATAAATTCAATCAACTTGTTTCATCAACATCTCATTATATTAATGTTTATTCAAATATTAAACCTCTACTAACAAACAATATAGAACTAAGTGATATTTCCAGAATTGAAACATATGGTCTATCAGACATAGGTCGAGATGAGATAAGGTGGTTTTCTGATCTGGAAAATATAGAAGAAATAGTTTATTACTTTGCTATAAATTCTAATACTCTTAAAAAAGAAAAAAAGTTGTTACAAACACTTAAAAATCAAGTGAAAGAAAAACAAAAAGAAAATTTAAAAATTTCTTTTAATGTGTATGAAACAAACTACGAACAAAATTTTGTATATTGTGTTGGACGAACAAAGTTTATCCAGCCACCGCGAAGCACTTGACAAGTGATCTGATCGGTGCTATGATTGCCGCATCATCACCGAACAACCCGCTGGTTGCAGGTGTTCTAACAAAAGGAAAAATATGTCAAAAGTATCAGTTAATCGTCGTGGAAAAGTTGGTAATGCCGGTCGCGTAACCCTTTCACATCTACGCGCTGGAGAGACTTTCCGTTTTCCCCGTTCTGCTCCGGGAACAGTTTATCAGTTGCTCACTGTAAGTAATCGTTCTGTAGAAGATGGAACACTTGACGAAGTCGATTCATATTTGTTCTCAAATGTATCAACCGGTCAGGTGTTTGCTACTGAGGATAGTCGTACAGTAGTTCCTGTAAACTGTTCAGTAACAGTTCGTGAGCGTACAAATGCTAAACCACCACGTCAGTCACGTTCACGTCGTACAACTTCAACAATCTCTAAAGTTGTTCGTGCAAAGCGTCGTTCACGCCGCTGATAAGTAGAAATACTATGTATTGGGCCGCTTTATTGCGGCCCTTTACTTTTTTATGAGAGCATGATAAGTATAGGTAAGCCGACTTGTCTCTTGATTGTTAAGAATGTCGGTGGTATGATTGGTTTTGTTAGAGCCAACATTAACGGTCTACGCAACAGTAAGTTGACGTGCCACAAGGAGTAAGTAATTATGGGTATTGATATTCGCGCTATGCAGAAAAAACTTGAAAAGCTCAATAATAAGGGTAAATCAAGTTCCGAGTCAGCCTTCTGGAAACCAGAAGACGGTGTTCACGAAGTCCGTGTGCTTCCAACCCCGGATGGTGATCCGTTCAAGGAATTCTGGTTCCATTATAATGTCGGAAACCAGAGTGTAATGTGTCCAAAGCGTAATTTCGGAGAAGATTGTCCGATTTGCGAATTTGCTACTAAACTATTCAAGTCAGGTGAACCTGATAGTGTAGCAGCTGCAAAGGATCTTTTCGTCCGTCAGCGTTTCCTTTCGCCAATTCTTGTACGCGGAAGTGAAAAGGATGGAGTAAAGGTTTGGTCTTATTCAAAGACCGTCTATGAGGAACTCCTCAAGACTGTTCTTGATCCAGACTTTGGTGATATTACAGATCCAGAAAATGGATTTGATCTAAAGGTTGATAAGGGTAAGAAGAATGGCGCTCGTTATTCGACTATGTCAGTAAAGCCAAAACCAAAGTCAACTGCCATGTGTAAGGGACTTGGTAGTCAAGAATGTAAGGATTTGCTTGAGAGTGTTCCAGATCTTTCAACAATCTTTACACGAATGAGTACAGCTGAAGTTCAGACAGCACTTGATAAACATCTTGCTGAACCAGATGAAACAAGTGTTGGAGTTGAGAAGGGTGGTGGCGTTGATAATGCTGTAGACGCTGCAATCCGAGAACTTGATCTCTGATACACAATAGGTGTTGACAAAGGCGACCAAAGAGGGTAAAATCTCTTTGGTCGTTTTCTATTTTCCCAAATAGATACTTTAGGAGAAAAAGATGAGTATGGCAAAATTAAAAGAAGTAAAAGCCGGTAAAGTAGATGTTAGTGAATTAAGAAAGGTACTTAATAGTAAATTAAAAGGCGCTGTTTTTGATCTTCGTGAAGAAAATCCAACAGATGTAAAAGAATGGATTTCCACAGGTTCAACTTGGCTTGATGGAATTGTTGCTAAAGGTAAAATGGCAGGTATTCCGGTAGGAAAAATTATTGAGATTGCCGGTGTTCAGGCAACAGGTAAAAGCTTTCTTGCTGCACAAATTGCAGGAAATGCGCAAAAGCAAGGTATTACTGCTGTTTATTTTGATGCAGAGAGTGCATTAAATAGTGAATTCCTTGAAAAAGCAGGATGTGATTTAGATAATTTGATTTATGTTCAGCCGCCTGATCTTGAAAGTGTTTTTGAAACCATGGAAACACTTATGGCGGCAAGTGAAGATAAATTTCTTTTCATTATTGATAGTTTAGCTGCAACACCAACAAAAGTTGATATTGAAGGAACATTTAATCCAAACGAACGTATTGGTGTAAAAGCTGCGCTATTAGCAAAAGCATTTCAGAAAATTACAACACCACTTGCGCAGCGTGAATGTACTTTGATAATCCTTAATCAGTTGAAGGTTAATATCAAAGCTACTAGTGAAGCACCACAAGGCGGCAAATATCTAACTGATAGTCAGAAATATAATACACCTGGTGGAAGCTCGCCAGATTTCTTTACAAGTGTTCGTATTTGGCTCACAAAATCATTTGCAAAAGATAGTATGGTATACGATGCAAAAGGCTATCAAATTGGTTCATATGTAAAAGCCCGTATTGAGAAATCACGTTTTGGAACACAGAATCGTGTTGCAGAATTTAAGATTCTATGGGGCGATACCGTTGGTGTTATGAATGAAGAAAGCATTCTTGAAGCTATTAAGGGCAAAACTGAACACCTTGAAACAGGAACTTGGAATAAACTAACATATGCTGATGGTACGGTAGAAAAATGGCAAGGTTTAGAAGAAGGTTTCGTAGAACTAATGAAAACAAATCAAAAATTTCGGGATCGTGTTATGGAAATCTTTGATTATGAAGTTATTCAGAAGTTTGATAAGAAATTGGGAGATGCAAAAGACTTTTTGAATGATGGAAAAGGCGAAGACGTTCAGCATTGATTAAAAAACCCGCAGAAATGCGGGTTTCTTCTGTTGAGTAAACTATTTAGTCTTTGTAATAGGAGATATGATATGAAACTAACACGCGATAGATTAAGACAGATAATAAAAGAAGAGTTGGAAGAAGTTTATCGGGACATCTCCTTACCAACGAGTGGACGAGATGAAAAACCGATTCCAGGCTCCGCTGTTCCAACTGGACCAGATACTGCACAATCGCAAGTACCAGTAGGACAAAAATCCGAAAAAACTGAACAACAAAAACAAATTGATGCAGAATCCCAAAGATTATACGATGAATATATGGATAAAAAAGATGAACAAGAATTGTGGAATAATTCTAAAATGGGAACAGATATAATTAAAAAGGCTGCAATGCTTCAAGCTTTTGGTAAAATCAAAGCAAACAAACTTAATCGATTAATGAAAAAATAAATAATATATCTAAGAACCCGCAGAAATGCGGGTTTCTTCTTTATAAAGTAACTATTTAGTGTTTGTACTGGGAGATTTGTATAAATGAAACTATCACGTGATAAATTAAAACAAATAATCAAAGAAGAACTAGAAGAGTTAATGTCAGTAGATGAAGCAGATATAAGTGTATCGGTTTCATCTGACGAACAAAAATTAGAAAAAGATCTTAAAAGAGTGGCTGGTTATACTGGCGCTCAAGTTTTAAAAATAGATGGAAAAATGTATATATATAAAAAATTGGGAAATAATTTTTCATTATTTCATGGCGATGAAAAGTATGTAAAATATTTAGATACTAGTGGTCGTACAGAAAAGCCAAAACCTGTTGAAGATCCTCAAATTTTGTCAAAAGTATCAAGTATGATGCAAGCAAAACCAGCAAGAAGACGCTAAAACAAAAAACCCGCAGAAATGCGGGTTTCTTCTTTATAGGAGCCTGTGCCCGCCGCTTGACACCGCAGCGATCCGCTGCTACAATCAGGGCAACCAACATAGGAGCCTGATACCATGAAGTATCTTGATTTTGTAGTACCTCGCTGAAGATATTGCATCACAGTTTCGTGATGATAGTCTTCAGCATCAGATTGTCGCCTTTGCTGTGAAGGGTGGCAAGATTGTTAGTTTTGGTGTCAATAAGCGTCGTTATTCGCGTAATAAGAGTGTTTTCAAGTGTTCTATGCACGCAGAAATTGATTTGTTGAGCAAGATGGGAGATAAAGCAGATGGTTGCAAAATTTATCTTTATCGCTTTAATAACACTACGTGCCCGAAGGCTCGTGAAAACAAGAACGGAAAGCCTTGTCCGCTTTGTCAACACGCCTTGAAGAACGCGGGAGTTTCCCGAGTTGTATATGTTGATGACGATGGTGAAATGAACATTCTTAAGAACCGTGATATGATGCAACTTATTGGTCAGCCGAGCAAGATTACGAATTATTTTCTTGAGCGTTTTGGAGATGCACACCACGGTAAGTTTATTGTTCAAGAATTTATTGCAGCATGAGGATTTATGGAATGTAAATTTAATAAAGAAACAAGTGATGGTCTTTATACATTCAATGGTAGTGAAGTATTTGAAGCATTGACGATGTGGTGTGCTAAAAAGGGTATTAATCTAAAAGATAAGAATATTATTTCTTTTGACGCAATCGGTGGAACACATTTTGTAGTTGAATTAGCGTTTAACAATAAAAAATAAAGAAAGGTAGGGTAATGTATGCCATGGGAACGTAAAAATCGCCCGCGTAAAGGGAGACGAAAAATAGGT